GGAGTTTAGGGACTTTGGCATTATGCACCAAAGTGACCACACTTTTGTATAAGCTTAATAGGATATCGTCACCCTACCATTTCTTGTTGATCGTTCTATACGGAATCTCTTTTGTTGTATAAGACTCTCACGGAGAAATGATTACTTAACTAATAATAATAAATGAATGAACATACATTAAAACTAGATTTTTATTTAGTACTAAGGAATTGCTTCCCCAAATAAGTTGATTTTATAATTTTATAATGTTTATTTATTACTAAGGAATTGCTTCCCCAAATAAGTTGATTTTTGTTTTTCCTTTTTATAGTGACCATAAAGGTACCACTTAGATATATAATATAATTTTACATAAATTCACTACTCTTTTATCTACCTAACGAGACTTATGGTGGCTCGAAGTCAAAAATTTCGGATTCTTATTTATGTTGTTACAGCTGGGAGAGCTTTAGGAGTTCTAGGCATGCTGTAGACTACTGCATTGGCACACACCCAATATGTTAACCTTGGAGCTGTTGAAGTTGAAACCAAAGAATTTTCTAATATTTTGGCAACCAACCATCCATTGGTGTTGCTTGGATCTGTCGCATGATTAGTAATGACTGGCAATTTATTTACCCACTGAGGGTTGAAAATTGTCTCTGTTCCATGCAAGAAGTGCTCACGATTAGGGAATTGTTTTAATTCAGTTGCTTTCATCGCTTGAATTTGTAGCCGTGTATATTCAGATGGAATTTGCGCAATAATGATACGCGCATTTTGAAATGCATTCGCTGCTGAAGTAACTTTAAATGTGTTATATGAAATCTTTCCATTTACCATTCCAGGTCCAGAAAACACATGATTCCGATACGCGATTTGGGCTTGGGATTCGAATCCTCCCGAGGTGAAATTTCCAGGGTGTATACGCATAAGAAATAACATGTCATTCGATTGCGCATCAGGCTGTACCGTAACAGTGTTAATCGGAACAAAATTTTGCTCCGTAACTTCGACTCTCGCACCAATTGTACCAACAGTCTGACCCGCTGCAAGACTCCCTGGACTCGCTACTGCCACTGGTGGCATAGGATTCCTAGGAGCCGATGGTTCGGCGGCAGCAGGATCAATATCGGCCTGATAAATAGAATCCGATAAAGCCAACAGCATGATGTAAGATGCTGTACGTTTAGCTTTCTTCTTTCCAATCTCAACCGCTGAAAATCGACGAGCTCCAATCATACAAACACATTCATATAACGGGGCATTATCGGGTGAAACCAAACGTTTAAAATTGTAAGTGACTTCTTCTCCATACAGATCACATCGTTCCTTTAAAATAGTAACGTAATCTATTGGTTTTACACATTCAAACTGCTTAAGCAACTCCGCATCAGATGCTTCACCAACTTCAAATCTACCTGTAGATACTTGATCACGCGTTGCTGAGTTTGGAACTTCTTTAGATGTTGGACCAGGCGGCGCTGTGTTTGGTGCTGCTTTATGAACATAATAATCAAGTTCCAATACCTCAAAAGACGGTCTAAACCTGAAAGGTTCCGGCACATCTGATAGAACAACTGGAGGTGTTACTTGCTCAATCAAAACTTTAAACCACTTCTCATATCTTGATTTAACGAAATCACGATCACAAAACGGAATTAAGAAATACATAGTTGGACATTTAGCCAAATTATATGTAACTCCCTGTCTGTTGAATACGGACTCATCATCAGCAGATGTAGAAGTAATTGCTATTTTAATCAATTGTGAGTAACCTAATGGAGGTCTCGAGTCTATACGGAGCAAACACATTTTAGCTCTATGATATTGAAAAATATCCATCAAAACATCAGCTTTCGGAGCGATTTGTTGTAAAGTTGGTGATAGAACAACACGAGGTAGGATTCCATTCAAGTAGATTGGATCCATCAGTTGAAAATGTTTGATATTATCGGGTAAACTCATTGCTACATCCATAATTTTGGGGATCTGTTTGGGCAGTATCCCATGCGACTGACCAAGATCATAGGCATAAACTGGGCCATCCGCACACATAACTTTCACTGGTGGGCCAATATCAGATTGGACTCCTTCAAATTGGATGTCAGTTTCTGGATTGGTCTCTTGAGGAGAATAATTTCCATAATTTAACCCCAAGTTATAAAGGGCTTCTCCTTTCCGTTGAATATATCTCTTTACATTATCCATGACGGACATTAACGATTTGTCAAGTGATTCTGTAATATATTCGTTTTCAAAACTATCTGTTTTTGTTTTTGTATAATAGCGCAGGCGGGTTCTACCGTTTTCAAAAATTGATTCACAATATATCTTTTCTTTTTGTAAATCGCTGGGTGACAAGACACCAATTCGGAGCAAATACGACCGAAGCATATCAACATATCTATTCAAAAGAATGGGCATAATGGCTTCTCGTAATTCAGGATGGTAGTGTTTAAATTTATAGGTCGAAACCCATTCTCTCAACTTTTTAACAAAAGTTGAGTAGTATTTCTTCCCATGTAACATTGCTTCCATAAGTTGTTCTCTAATTGTTGCCTGCCACTCCTCAATCTCTTCTTCGGTTAAACACGAGTAGTTAAATACACTCTCGATTGATGTTTTATCAAGAGGAGCAATCCAGATAGTGGGATATAACTGATAGAAATTTCGTTTAAGAAATTGCAATTCACAAATATCCTCAAAATACGGTAACTCCACGTCGGATTTATTTCCTGGCGTTACTGTTTGTCCAATTTCTGCCATAACTCTCTTATATGCATGGAAATTGAATCCCATGTCCACAGCTTCTTGTGTCAATCCAATAGCCTTGTCATCACCAAAGTTCTTGTCTCTGACATATCTCAAGTATGATTGTAAACTGGTATCACCAGTTGTTTTAATAAACACATACCAACCATACATGAAATTGACCAAACAATTCAATTCAGTAGTTAGTACATTACCAGATTTATTTCCGCGATTGGTCATAAATAGAGTTTTTGATGCACAAATAACGGTATGTATAAGTTCTTCGAAATATACATAACGCGCATTGGCATACTCATCATTCTTTTCATAATGACGAATAGTCTCTATTATAATGACTGCAACTGCTTTGATAAATTGTGCTAATAACTTCTGGTCAAAGTTTTTATAGTCGACATCCATGAAATACTTATACTGCTTAAATTTTGAAATAAAATCTGTCACATCTAATGATTTCATATCGAGTCCCAATCCGTGAAATAACTTTTCTTGATTAGATTTGAAAGCTGCTTTCCATCTACCGAAAAGAAATCTTCCCATCAAAAAGGATTCCATTGGAGGCGCTATAAAAGCTCTTGTTGTTCCATAATGCACTTTCTCTAGTTTACGAAGCTCATCTTTCA